AGTCGAAGAAGATTTACGATTGGCTCAAGAAAACTTTAGAAGTGTCCGAAATGATGTTTGGGACAATGTAATCACACCACAGGTTGAAGCTCATTACCCAATGGCAGATATGCAGATACTTAAAAAGTATGATAGTGGTAGAAGCTACGACAGGTTTACTACGAATGACAGTTGCTTCTACTTCAAACCTCAATTTGATGATGTAAGCGAACAACAATTTAGTTTCACTATGAAAACTGATGAATACTTGGCTTTGTATCACAAAGAGCTACAAGCCAAAGGACACCAAGCTACAATTCAAGTTGAGTATGACCTAACACAAAAAGCAGAAAATCCACACTTCCATAAGTTGCGAAGTGAGTTGTCCCACGACTTTGCTAGTGTTGCAAAAGCCAATGGCACTTACGAGGACTTTGCTTTGTTTGCTGATGAACGCAATTATGGGTGGAACGAGGGTTGCCCAAGTGTGACGGATAGCGACTATGGTAAGTTTAGAAAACTCGTAGTTGCAGGTAGTTGTCATAGTCGTTGTATGATGATGACGAGTCAATCTGATTGGGAACAACTCAAGTTTTTTGAGAAGTCTAAATCAATGATGATAAACGCACACCGAGATTTGTGGAAAGCAAAGCACGAACTCATAACTGATATGAACTCTATTATTGACCAAGCCAAGTTTATTGGAGATGTAGAGCAGTATTGGACTAATGTTAGAGAGTGTGTAAACTTCGAGAACTCTGACATAGGAAAAGAATTATCCATAGTGAGTGAACAGACCAAGACAAGACTATCACAAGCTATGAATAACATAAAGCTAGACGATAAAGAGCCGACAGTTGCGGTTGTCGCAAGTGGTGGCTTCTCTCTAGTGAATTAGAGTTTGGAGGCATCGTAGTTATGCGTGTAAGACCTCCACGCTTGTCGCCTTAGGGCCCACCCACCCATATCGACCCGAGGGGTCCCAAACAACGCTTGGAGCTTGTTGCTTATGGGCCCACCCACCCACCAAACACACAAAGGGGTCCCACATGCGTAGCACATACAGCTTGATTTATAAATAGATTAGGGTTAAATTCGTTTTCATGTCTAAAACAAGATTGCAAAAATTTTTTGCAAATTTTTTTTCAAATGCTAACTCCTGATCAACTTAATAATTTACCTGAAGAAACCAAAAAAGAATATTTGAAAACAGTATTGTTGTTAGAGGAAAAGAAAAAACAAGAAGCAATACGTCAAGATTTTTTATCTTTTGTAAAACACATGTGGCCATCTTTTATAGAAGGTGAACACCATAAGATTATGGCTGATAAATTTAACAAAGTTGCAAGCGGCGAGATCAAAAGATTAATTATTAACATGGCACCAAGACATACAAAGTCAGAGTTTGCATCTAACTTTCTACCTGCATGGATGATCGGTAAACAACCAGACTTAAAAATTATCCAAGCTACACACAACGCGGAGCTCGCTGTGCGGTTCGGTCGTAAAGCGAAGTCGTTGATGGATTCAGAAGAATACAAAGAAATATTTAACACAAGACTTAGAGAGGACTCACAGGCCGCTGGTAAATGGGAGACGGCACAAGGTGGTGAATATTATGCAGCCGGTGTTGGCGGAAGCATCACGGGCCGTGGTGCGGATTTATTGATCATCGACGATCCGCATTCCGAACAAGACGCCATGAACCGCGCATCGTTTGACAGAGTTTATGAATGGTATACATCAGGTCCACGACAACGTTTGCAACCTGGTGGTCGTATTATCTTGGTTATGACACGATGGAACGTGGCTGACTTGACCGGCAAACTACAACGTGCGCAAAAAGAACCAAAGGCAGACCAGTGGGAGGTGATCGAGTTTCCTGCGATCATGCCATCAGGTAAACCTGTGTGGCCAGAGTATTGGAAGTTAGAAGAACTAGAATCAGTCAAAGCATCGGTTGCGATTGGTAAATGGAACGCGCAATACCAACAGAACCCAACAGCAGAAGAAGGCAGTATCATTAAACGTGAATGGTGGAACGTGTGGGAGAAAGACGAGATACCACCGCTGATGCATGTTATACAGTCCTACGATACAGCATTCATGAAGAAAGAAACGTCGGATTATTCTGCGATCACAACCTGGGGTGTGTTTAAACCAGACGAAGATACACCACCACAGCTTATTTTAGTTGACGCTGTCAAAGATCGATTTGAGTTTCCAGAGCTGCGTAAGATAGCAAAAGAGCAGTATGACTACTGGAAACCAGAGACTGTGATCGTTGAGGCCAAAGCTTCAGGACTGCCGTTGACCTATGAATTACGTAAACTGGGCATACCAGTTATTAACTTTACACCCAGCAAGGGAAATGATAAACATACTAGAGTAAACTCTGTAGCACCGTTATTCGAATCAGGAATGGTTTGGGCACCGGACGCAAAGTTTGCAGAAGAGGTTATTGAGGAGTGCGCTGCATTTCCGTTAGGAGATCATGATGATTTGGTTGACAGCATGACTCAAGCCGTAATGAGATTTAGGCAAGGTGGTTTTGTGGAACATCCAGAAGATTATGAAGATGAGCCTCTACCACAACAACAGAGGACGTATTATTAATGTTAAAAAATTTTTTAGCACTAGCTGATGAAACAGCAAACTTTCTTAGAAGACTTTTTGGAACTAGTAACGCTGCTAAAACAGAGATCACTCAATTAAAAGAACAACTACAGTCTTTAATAGATCAAGTGGGTAGAAGCGAGGAAGAGGCACAAAGAGTTTTTAAGCCATTAGAGAATCTTTCAAAAAAAATAGATGAGGTTTCTTTGAGGAATGACGTTTCTGCAACCGGACCAATCACAACAAAAGTTGCGGGACAAGAACCTCTAGATGATCTTCTATTGGACCTTTCAAAAAAAACAGGCGCGGACCCAGATGAGATAAGAAAAGTTTTAGCTGATGATGTTAATCTCGGTTATGAATCAGGTAGCCCCAAAAGATTAGATCCGAATGATGATGAAAGTTTAAAAGCATACATTCAAACACAAAAGCTGATGAACAGAGAGGATGATCTTATAGACATAATTAGAGAAAATGCAGACATGACCCCAACAAATGTTATCTCTCCAAACTTTTCTACATTTAGAGATTTGGGCAAAACGGATGTTGGCATACCAGAGCCAAAAGGTACGAAAATCGATAGATTTCCAAATTTTCCAAAAGGCGAGCCAGATGAATACTCTATAGATTTGCCAGATGCAATTAAAGAACTTGAAAGAAAAGTAAAAAGAGACCAAGAAAGACTCAAAGCGGCTGAGGAGTTTATGACAGACCCGAAAAACTTTGACAAGATGACTCAACCAGGAGGGCTCGCTAAAATATTGAAAGAGGTTGATGAAGAGAAAGCAAAAGTAGTTGACCTTGAAGAATTTAGAAGAAGAAAAAAAGATCCTATAGACGATGATGATTTTGCAATGGGTGGTAGAGTTCATGCTAAACTTGGTTTGTTTGCAGGCATAGGTAAAAAGATGTCTGAAATGTTTGGTGATGAGGGTTTGATAAAACTTTTATTTGATAAAGTGGCTGGCATGAGAAGAGCTGACAGAGTCGCAGACAAAGAACAAGCTAAAAATATAATGAGAGACCCTGATACAGATTTAGAAAGAATAGGACCAATGACAGACGAAGAGGGAAATATTATACAAAGAGCCACACCTGAGGGCAAAATGACAATTAGAGACTTAGAAGATTTGCCACGAGAACTTTTTTATGAAAACCCAGAGCTACGACAGTTTGAAAAATTTATAGAGCGAGAAAAAGTTAGAGCCATACTCGCTGATCAAATGGGTGTTGACCCAAAAGATATACCAGAAGAAAATATTGACATGGCTCTAAGAGATTTAAAGTTTTTTGCCATGGGCGGTGGAGTTGGCAGTTTATTTAAAGAGAGGACTAGATAATGGCTATAGATAAAGTTTTACCAAATATTAGAAGAACAAGAAGAAGTGTTTCTCTAAAACCAGAGCAAGTCGCTGTAGAAAATTTAAAAGACCAACTTAAAAAACAAGAGATGATGCAACCACCTGTTGACATCAAGAAAACAGAAGATGGTGGCGTAGAAATAGATTTTGATCCACGCGAAGTTATTAGTGAAGACGGACAAAACCACAACGCAAACTTAGCAGAATACTTAGAAGATGCTGACCTGAATGAAATTTCATCAGAGCTACGTCAACAGTATTACGACTACAAAGGATCAAGAAAAGATTGGGAAGATGGTTACATCAAAGGACTGGACCTACTAGGTTTTAAATACGAAGGTAGAACAGAACCATTCCAAGGTGCATCAGGTGCAACACATCCAGTGTTGGCTGAAGCTGTTACACAGTTTCAAGCATTAGCATACAAAGAATTATTACCAGCATCAGGACCGGTTAGAACACAGGTCGTTGGTAAAGTTGACGAGCAAAGACAACAACAGGCAGAGCGTGTCAAAGATTTCATGAACTATCAGCTTATGATTGAGATGAAAGAATACGAACCTGAGTTTGATCAGATGCTATTTAACTTACCACTAGCAGGTTCTACATTTAAAAAAGTTTACTACGATGTTGTTCTAGGCAGAACTGTATCTAAGTTTGTGCCAGCAGAAGATTTGGTTATACCATACAACGCAACATCTCTTGATGATGCGGATGCAATCATGCATGTTATTAGAGTTAGTGAAAACGATTTACGTAAACAACAGCTCACAGGTTTTTATTCTGACATAGAGCTCGGCTCTGCTGCGTCAAAACAAGACGATGTATTGGACAAGAAAAACGAACTAGAGGGTGTGTCAACTACAAACGGTAGTGACTTGTTCACACTTATCGAGTGTCACGTTAACTTAGACATACCTGGTTTCGAGGACCTTGATCCAGAAACACAAGAACCAACAGGATTGAAACTACCTTACATTGTAACTTTTGTAGAGGACAGCGGTGACGTTTTATCTATCAGAAGAAACTATTTAGAGGGTGACCAATCAAGAAAAAGAAAAGATTATTTTGTACACTTTAAGTTCCTACCCGGACTTGGCTTCTATGGCTTTGGTCTGATTCACATGATCGGTGGGTTGTCTCGAACTGCGACTGCAGCATTGAGACAGCTCCTCGATGCAGGGACCTTGGCTAACTTACCTGCAGGATTTAAGATGCGTGGTATCAGAGTGCGTGATGAAGCACAACCACTACAACCAGGAGAGTTCAGAGACGTAGACGCACCTGGTGGAGATTTAAACTCTGCATTCATGACACTACCTTTCAAAGGACCAAACGCAACATTACTACAACTTATGGGCACAGTGGTTCAAGCAGGACAAAGATTTGCATCGATTGCCGATATGCAAGTAGGTGATGGCAATCAAGGCGCTGCGGTAGGCACGACTATGGCGTTATTGGAACGCGGATCGCGGGTTATGTCTGCGATACACAAACGTGCGTACCAATCTATGAAATGCGAGTTCATGTTGATTGCACAAAACTTTGCAGAATACCTACCACCAGTTTATCCATACGACATTGTCGGTGGACAAAGACAAATTAAACAAGCTGACTTTGGTCCAGAGATCGATATTGTTCCAATAGCTGATCCAAACGTATTTTCACAGACACAAAGAATACAAATGGCACAAACACAACTACAACTTGCCATGTCAAATCCAAAAATGCACAACATGTATCAAGCTTATCGAGACATGTACGAGGCTTTGGGTGTGAAAGAAATAGATACCTTGCTCAAAAAACCACAACAACCACAACCTATGGACCCTGCCATGGAAAATATACAAGCTTTAGCTGGCCAAACAGTGAAAGCCTTTCCAGGGCAGGACCACAGAGCACACATGGAAGCGCATTTAAACTTCATGGCAACTAAAATTGCGATGAATAACCCGTTAATTTTGTCAGTTTTACAAAAAAATATATTAGAACACATCGCTTTGATGGCTCAAGAGCAAGTTGAGCTTGAATTTGCCGATCAAATACGTAATCTGAAAGAAATTCAGCAACAAATGGCACCAATTATGCAACAAATGAAGCAAAATCCGCAAATGTTACAGCAAAATCCGCAAGTTCAAGAGATGCAACAGGTGCAACAGAAGCTTTCGCAAGATATTGAGGCAAGAAAAGCACAATTAATTGCAGAACACACTAATGATTACCTAGAAGAAGAGAAAAAAGTGTTAAATCCACTGGATAGTGACCCATTAGTCAAATTAAAGTCTAGAGAAATAGATTTAAGAGCCGAAGAAGAGATGAGAAAGCGTGAAGAAGCAGAAACAAAGGCTAATATGGACGCTTTAAGACTCTTACAAAGCAGAGAAATAGCATCAGAAAAGTTGGAACAAGACGACGAACATGCTAAACTAAGAGCTAGTATTTCACTTGCAAAAGACGGAATAAAACAAATGAAAGCAGTGGTAAAGGATAGTTAATGAGTATATTTAGTGCATCAGGAACGGCAACACCGATGAAAAATGTGAACGCCTCAACGGGCTCACCTTTAATTCAACAACTGTTGACTCAAATTCAAAACCAACAGATGCAAAACCAACAACCACAACCTATTCAACCACAATTTTTCCAGCCACAACCTAAAGCTCAACTAGGACTACCTTTAGTATTACAACAATTGTATGGTCCCGAAGCAGGGGCTATGATACAGCAGCCAGTAGACCCAGCACCACAAGGCGGTTTTACAACATCACCAGGTTTTAGACCTGCGATTGGAGTGCCACAGGGTGGCATAAATAACATAGCTTTTGCACCAGGGTATGGGTCAAGCATACTTAATCCTGGTATTAGAACAGCTGATTTTAGAGACAGGGATGGTGATGGAATTGACGATAGAGATCAAATTGGACCAGGACAACCAAAATTTAGATTTGCAGATTTTTCATTAGGTGACGCGGGAACGAGTACGGCTACACTTCCTACTTTAGCAGAGCTAGCAGCCTTTAATCCAATAGCTAACAGTTATGCACTGGCTGGTTTTACAGTTGGTGAGATAGCAGCGATGCCTGAGTTTGAAGGGTATGGACAAACCACAGGAACAGGAGGCAGTGCAACTAGTGCTGGACTCGCTAACTTAGAGGCTCAGCTTAGAGAGATGGGAAGTAAAGGACCAGAGGATAGACCAGCAGGTTTTGGACCAAAAACTGGATTTAAACCAACCACTATGGAGTTTGTAGACGGAAAATTAGTTTACAAAGATGTTAACCCGTTTCTTAAAACAGGAGTAGTACCAGGTGATGAAGTCCCTACACTGCCTACTTTCTTTAGTGCATTAGCAGCTTTTAATCCATTTGGTAAAAAGAAAAAAACTGA